AACTGGGTGATGCTATTAAAGAAGCATTCCCTGATAAGCCCCCTACTTCAAGACAATTTATTGAATTAAAAGAAGCTACATTTTCTCCTCGCGCAAAAGCATTAGATGCTATTGGCAGAGAAACTAGGACTATTGGAGATCAATACAAATCTAAGCAAAGCAGCACAAGAAGGCTAGACGAAGAAATAGAGAAAAGATTTGCTAATGACCCTGAGGCTAAAGTGTACATGCAACATAATGTTGATACACGTGGTCGTACGTCGCCTATAGATCCATCTGGGGCATCTTTGAACTCCGGTGGAGCAATTCGTCATGGATTTACTGGCTCTAAAAAACCAATAGTATATGGTGATGAGGGATTTAATCAAATCATTGACGATTTAGTTTTATTTGACGCTAAAGCTGGATTAAGCAAGATACAGGGTACTGGCTTAGATAGACATTCACATTGGTTAAAGAATAAAGATACTTACATTAAACAAGGTAACGAAGCTTTAGACAATGTAAACAATCCTGATTGGAATCCAAAATGGATGGATAGGAAAGACGCAGGTCCTTACTTAAGAGGGGTTATGGAAGTAGCTCGAATTAAGAAAGCAAATGATGCTGGTGTTCCTTATGAGTCTAATATGATGATCGAGGTTGATGCTCCTTCTTCGGGCTCTCAACATATTGGTGCACAGTATGGTGATGAACATACTTTAAAATTAACAAGTGTTCTTACCGATCCTGTTGATAGGACTGGTTTAACCGCTGCTGAAAAGAGATTATTAAGTGAAGGTGTCCCAGACGATGCTATTGCTAAAGATCTATATACTGATGTTGGTGGTAAGTACAAGAAGAATATGGAAGCCAGCTATGCTGAGTTAGATAAGATTGATCCTGAAAAAGCTAAATTATTTAGAGAGATCTCAGACGAATTCTTAGGTGGAGACAGAGGAATCGTTAAACCAATAGTTATGAAAGTTCCATATGGCGCAGGTAACGATACTTTAAAGATGGACTTGAATGTCCAATTAGATGGTCGTAAGAAATTAGCTATTTTAGAGCGTGGAGTTGACCCAGATGAACTAATGAATTTCCATTGGGATGAGGGTATGGCTAAAGCTCTAAATGAAGGGCTTGCTACACAGTATGAATTTAAACAATTTAATTCTGTATTAGGCAAAATCTTTAATTCTTCAGATAACAGAACTCCTTTCTTAGTTGAAGGACCTTCTGGAGATATAACTGACCTAACAAGATACATAATGGGAAGTGAGAGAACATTTAGATCTACTATTCTACCTGAGGGTGTTCCGGATCTAGCCGCTGGTAAAGGTGCTGGATGGAGGGGTCAGGAAGTAACTGTATATAATCAGATACCCACACCTGATTTAACAATTGATGCTATTAATAAAATCAAAGTAGATTCACGAATGATTAGTCAAGGTATGGCTCCTAATACTACTCATATGATGGATGCTGCATTCTTACATAAATTAGTGCAAGCTGCAGATGCTGTTGGTATTGAAGTTAGAGTTGTTCATGACGCATTCTTTGTTCATCCAAATGATGTCAAAGCTGTTAAGCAACTATCTGGTAAAGTATTCCAAGATCTTCACGCTAACTATAATCTAAGAGAAAAGATGATTGAAGGATTGTCTAAAGCTACTGGAATGTCAATAGAAGATATTTTAGCTAAGGTACAATCAAAAGGTCTAACTATGGAAACTAAATTTGATATCGGTGCACAGCCGGTTGAAAGATTTACTAATGTTGTAAGAGGAGGCTAGTATGGCATATAGAGACTACAATGTAATGTCTGCTCAAGGAATTACAGATGTCGAAATGTTGAAAGCGAATGATGGACCAGAGAAATATGCTGGGACTCCAAAAGTTAATACATTCATGGTGAATAAAGTTTATAAAGATAATCTTAAAGCCGGGATGTCTAGTAAGGAAGCAAACGTAAGAAGAATCGAAGCACAGAGACTTGTAAAAGAAGTCAAAGGGTGGAGAGGCTACTAAAAAACAAAAAATAAGCTACATTTTGGATATAATGTCCAATTTGTAGCTTTATTTTTGCTTTTTAGGAAAAGTTGATCTCCAGGATCTCCATATAAGCTACTTCTCAACCCTTGGCTTATGCTTGTTTAGCCTTATTTTTAAGTATTCCAAAACAAGAGATATAGAGCAATGGGCAAAAATAAAGGACCATAACTAGGTATTAACCTAACTATAGCCCTTTATTTACTTATACTAACTCTTTTGCTAAATCCGCAGCTGACAATGTACCCACTAACTTCCGTGGTTCTTTGCCATCAACTACAATGACTGTTGAAGGAACAGAGTTAATGCCATAAGTTTTAGACATCTCAGTTCCTCTTATTGTTTCAATGTTGTATTCTTCTACTTCCCAACCTTTAAGGCTCTTTGTTACTTGCTCAAATATGGGACCATAGCTTTTGCATGGACCACACCAATCAGCGTGAAATTTCATTACCTTATTCATTATCTCTTCTCCGAACTATGAAATGCTGAGATCCTTAGAGACTTGATTAATCCTAAGATTGTAATCTCTAACTCTTCTCTCATTTCATTATTATAATCAATACTTTCATATAGACTAACTGCTATATTAAGTGCTTCTGCTATTTCCCCAACTGGGTAGTTACTTCTTTCCATTATTTTTCTCCTTAGAACCTACAATCGTAAGTTTTTCATTTTTATCTTTTTTAGGTTGTTTAGCCTCAAGCAGAAACTGAATAAGATTTCTATGAACAGCGTCGTCCATTGGAATTTCATCTATTTCTACTATAGAAGTATTTAAAAATTGTGAATCAACATCCACTAATTGAATTGTTACTTTTGCTACTGTAGCCATTATTTATCTCCTATTACTTGTGTTATTGTGTTTTCAGTATACCACCTGAATCCATTCTTAGTTGCCCATTCACCATGGGTTAACTTTGTGCCATCTTTGCGAACTCTTGCATGGGGCATCGGGGTTTTATGATTATAGAATAAGAATAGTAATTCTTTGCCATTTGGTAAAGACTCCCTAACCCATACATACTTCCTAGCCTCGGCACTATCCATAAACCTTCCTTTAGCTTCAATAATTAAATTACCTTTACCAAAGTCTGGGGTGTAAGTATGATCAATTGTATATGGAATCTTTTCAGGGTGATGTTCCCAATCCTCCAATATTCCCTCCCCTAATTCACCTTCCCACTTGGAATCGGCGTTTCTTATGGAAGCTCTCCATTTATTATTTGGTTTATAACCCATGTAAATCCCCTATTTTAGCAATATACTCTTCTTTACTAAGTCTAACTTCTGCATCTTTGCTATGAGAAAAAGGAACTTTAATCGAAGATTTAGCTTTTAGTTTTTCTATTTCTTCTTTTAACGCATCTATCTCTCTTTTTAAGGTTCTATTTATTTGTAACGCTGCATGATAAGCGTTTTGATTATCATTTGGATTACTCATTATCTTCTCCTATTAAATCAACTAACTCACATATGCTTCCAGTACAGGCGAGCTCTTTATTACCTATTGTTGTATCTTCCAGCTCATACTTACTAATCAAGTCCCAATCAACTGACTTCGGCATTAATTTAGCAAGCTCATTATACTGTTCTTTAGTACAGTCTTCGTATGGTGCTTGCTGGTATGAATGATCTGAATGTGGTAGAAAACTTACACCTGATACTTCATCGAAGTGTTTGTATACCCACGCACCTACCTCCATCCATTCATGTTCCTTAACAGAAATAGTAACACTAGGTTTATGTTCACAGTAATACCTTTGATATGTAAGCCACAACTCAAGTTGTTCAATAGCATTTCTATCATTCCTTAGTATCGCACCTTTGGGCGCTTTCATAGGAAATGTAAAGACCTTGACGCTATCTGGTTTCATTACGTCAGCTTCACATGGTATACCTTGGTCTTCCATAAGTTGAGCAATTGGATCTTTTGAGTCAGCTCTAACTCTACGAAAGTAGTAGTCATTGTGTCTAGTGTGAATACCGGACGCTGAGTCTACTAGTTGACTAACTGTACCACTAGGTTTAATAGCAGTTGTTGCAGCAGCCTGACTGATTCCAAGTTTTCTTGACCAGTTTTTATTTGTTTCAACAGATTTCTTTTTAAGGTCTGCAAGGAAATTAGGTAAGCCGCCTCTATCTGTGGTGCCATTCATGAATGAATTATCCATGATACCAGTCAATGATACACCTAGCAGTGCTTCTTCTTCTGTATTAAAGGTCCATTTAGGTCTTAGCCTTTTAATATTTGTAAGGGAAGCTTGGAACGTACCTAGTATGGTAGCTAGCTTAACTTTATTTTGTATATCTTTATAATTGTCGGAAGCTCTGACGACAACCTCAGTTAGGTTACAGAACTGTCCGTCTCTTAATATGATTTCGCTACAAGGGTTGCAGCCAAAGTCATGTTCAGTATCACGTCTACCTATAGATGCGACCTGTTTCTTAGCAGCCTCTCTATTAAAGATACCGCGTTCACCAGACTTAGACTCATAAAGAGCCAACCATTCTTTCATAAAGATACTCATATCAGGCTTTTCTGTATAGCATACGCTATTATTACTGAGCGCCATCTCTGGCGTATCGGTCCACCATTGACCAGACTTAGCACTTCTCATACGCTCATCAGTCAAATTACTTAAGGAAATCAATGCACTACGTCTGACACCTCCGACAACAACAACTT